TTATTGCTCCACCAAAAAAAAAAACACTGTGTGAAGCTCCCAAAACCACGCATATGTTCCTGTGTGGTAATCCAGTGCCCACAGTGCAAGTGTGGATCATGCGCGCACGTCTCACGCTTCCTACAAAAATATGGACTGTGGGAAAACCGTCCGATGAACCCCGAGGACCAAAAATTTCACCCTGTGCGTACGGCGAACACCTTGAACAGGAACGACTGCAGAGTCACGCAGAGCCGGACGGCTTGGCGTTGGGACCTGATGCGAAAGATCGAACAGCGGTTCGTACACGTCGATCGCAACAGCGGCTTCCGCGTTCTCAACCACCACATCGCCGTCGACCCCAACGAAAAATTAGGCTCCGGACAGTATTCCAAGGTATATTCCGCCCATCTGAGGGGTGTGGAGCCTCTGGTATGGTTCGCCTTGAAGAGAATGTTCATCAAAAAGTCTAAAAAAAACAAAAAACACGAGCGCAGAGTTGTGGAACAACTTCATCAAGAGGAGATGGCCCTCTCGTATCTCAACGGCCTGGTGCTGATGAATGTGTGTCCCAACTTCCCCATACTGTACAACGTATTCTTTTCCAAGCGAAATCCCACCCGCTTCACATATCACATGTTGATGGAGCGCGCTGACGGCGATCTAAACAAATGGTTCCTGGGAAGGCCCAACGCTGTCTCGATCATCACGTCCGTCTCCCAGATTTTGTTCGCCATGCTTGCCATGCTCAACTATTTCGATCTGCTCAACAACGATCTTTATCTCAAAAATGTGCTTTACAACACCATCACACCCACATGGTTCCACTACCACATCGGCAAACACACATTCTCATTTGTCAGTGAAACCCTTTGTAAAGTCTCGGACTTTAGCATAGGATCGTCTCCAGAGGTGCTGGCCAAAGATCATGACAGTCAGCATTTCTTCGATCATCTCCTCGAGTTGGACGATTTTTGCGACTTTGCTTTCCACCAGCACATCCTGAAATTTAACGTGCCAGTCTACGTACGTGACGTGCTGGTGTTTCTCTACTCGGTGTACCGCAAGCTTCATCAGATGAAAGTTCCACAACACGAGTCCATCCTGAAATGGTTGCGGGCATGTCTTTCTCTTCTGCAGTTGACGGCGAACCAGGGATTTTGCGCCAAACGGCAGTTTCTGCAAAACTATGTGCTCCACATACTGAGCCCAAATTTTCTCAGGAAACACGCCCTGAACCCCAAAGTTTTTGAGGACGGTTCCAACGGCACCGGTGAGCATTTCACGCTTCACTACGACCCCGCCCTGGCCGAGAACGTGATGTGGATGGCGAATGATAAGTTCACGCTGAATGGTTTTTGTGGGTGAACGGCCTGTCAAATTTTTGGCGAAATTTGAACCAATGTTTTCCTTTGAGTTTTTTGCGAAAGTCAAATGTTTTCCTTTGAGTTTTTTGCGAAAGTCAAATGTTTTCCTTTGAGTTTTTTTTTTCTCCGGTTTTTACTTTTTTTTCTTTTTCCAACCGAACCAAACAAAAAACAATCGTCTGACATTATGACCGACTCTTCCCAACATACCGTTCTGTCTGCGCCTATCTTCGATGACCTTTTGACCAAGATAGATAACTTTTGTATCGAGGCCACCAACCTCATCGACAGCTTTAAAATCTTTTTGTTAGACTTGCAGAAAAAGACCTCCTTTGCGACCACCTTCATCGCCAGCTTAAAAATCTTATTGTTAGAATATAAGACCTCCTTTGCGACCACCTTCATCGCCAGCTTAAAAATCTTATTGTTAGAATATAAGACTCGCACTTCGTCGGTCATGTGCCATCACAATACTCACTTTGCTCATTTTCAGAACAGCATTTATACTCTCCTCGGGAAGGCGCTTCTGGACATCGGCAACCCGGATCATTTCTTTCCGGAGGAACTGATCTTCCCCTTCATCGACTTCTGCAACAACTTGAAATTCTTATTGTTAGACTTTCATACCTCCTTGCAGAAAAGTATGGTGTCCGCCTCCGAAGCTTTCCGCGAAAATTTCGGAACCTCACCCGGCTCTGTCTCCCGAAAAAGGAGAAGGCCTGAGACACCCTCTTTCAAAAAGAAACGCAGCGTAGCGTTCCGCACATCAACCGGCGAAGATGAACTAAGCTCTGGTTTCTCGTTTTGTTTTGCCCCTACCAGTAATATTCCCGGGAGTCCTCCACACTACTTGAGAATGGTTGTCTCTGGCAATGCTTCAACGATGTCCGTGGGCACCCGCGTCGCACCTCCAAATCAGAAGCTCTTACATGCCAAGGCAAAGTTATCCGTGTAAACAATGAACTAGAATAACCATCAAAATCGGTGCTCTCATCTTTGATGATAAATTTTTTCCGCAATTTTTTCCGCAACAATAAAATTTTTTGCACTTTCCTCTTAAAAAAAAATCGTAACAGAAATAATGTCGATGTTGTGTGCGAATCTGTCTGGCTGCCAAAAAACCGAATGCCAGTGTCGAAACAAGTGTGCGTGTGTAGGGGGTCGAACCGATGGGTGCGGTGTAAATCGCTTTCTCTGTTCCGAAAAAGACGGTCATTCGGATGCACTCTGTATGTGCCACTCATCCCAAAAGATCGAGATGTGGAAGATTGCTATAGCAGTCCTGCTTGGCGTGCTCACCCTCCTTCTGCTCTGGCGCCTCTTTCGAAAAAAGCAATGACGGGATATGATCTTTCAACGAACCACGGTCTGACCGCAACAGAATATGATCTTCTCCGACGGTATATGACCGAACGCTTAGATCTTCCCTACGAACCGCAACAGAATATGATCTTCTCCGACGGTATATGACCGCATTGTATATGATCTTCTCCGACGGTATATGATTTAAGGATATGACCGCATTGTATATGATCTTCCCTACGAACCACAGTCTGATCACGACGGGATATGACCACCCAATCTGATAGCACGATGATCGGACACGATCTTTTCGCAAGTGAAACATACGCTTTGTTCACGATGCGTACCCTCTTGAATAAAACATACCCACCTTATATCATGAAAACATACCCACCTTTATCAAAAACTACAAAACCCGCAAAAATGACTACCAGAAATACTAAAGTGGATCCTGACACCCTGCTTTTGGAAGATCCCTGGACAATCTGGTACTACAACGACTGGCGCAATATGAAAAAAATATTCACCTTTCGCACCGTCGCTGAATTTTGGGGCTGCTGGCATCACTGTCTCAAGCTCGACCATTGGCCAAATCATACAAACATCGCAATCTTTCGAGGCGATATACGACCCACCTGGGAGGATCCAAAAAACAGAGAGGGTGGTAGGTGGATCGCATGCCTGGAGCGCAAGAGTTCATCACACATTTGGCTCTGTTTGCTCCTACGACTGATCGGAAACACCATCCCAGACAATGTGGGCGCGGTGGGATGTCTTGTGAACTTGCGCATGGCAGGCGACAGGTTGAGTTTCTGGACATCCCCCGATGTTGTGGATGATAAGGTCTGGGTAGATCCCATCTGCTCGTTTAAATCATTCCTACAGAGCGAGCCCTTTTTAGGACTCGCCGAAGCCATTCAGTTTGAGTTCAAGTTTCACCAGGATTGTGTGAAACAAAAATCGTGCTATCAGACTCAGGCGGCCAGGATTTTGTCTGTGCCTTTGAAATAAAAATGGTTGTGAGTTTGATACAAATGTTCCAACGAACCCTATATAAACAATGACATTCCTACCCCCCGAAATACTTGATATGATCACTTCATACCTACAAGACTCGAGAAAAACGACAGACTTGCTTGAGAAAGTGGACTCACAGGCCGGTCTTATCTCGAAATTACAGCAAAATGCACAATCCATTTTTAACGATTTACAAGCCTATCGCGAGCACTTTGCCGACTACGTTATCTGTTCCAACTGCGCCGAATTGTTGGACCGACCGGAATGGCCGTGTGACAGCGGAACAGACTCTGGCGATGAAGAAATTACCCACTTTGAGGCAGAACACCAGAACGGACTGTGGTGTTACTCATGTGACAAGTATACCGAGTTCAATATTCAACAACTCCGTGATTAAGGATAGACAACCCAAAATCAAAACCGTCGTTGTTATGGACGATCAATTTTTGCTGATACAATAAAGATATCGCTTTGAATCACATGACAGACCTGGAAAAGAAAACAGTAAAATATCTGCAAAACGAATGCAGGAGATTGAATATCGAACGATTTTCCCGGTTGAAGAAACAACAACTCTGTCAACTTGTCGGTCGCCACAGAGCGGCTCGGAGGATACAACGATGGTGGTTGAGACGTCGCAAAACAGTCAACATCACCGACCCGATCACCTTGGAGCGCATACCATCCGATCGTCTGTTCTATCTGGTGCAGAATGATCCTCAAGAAGACGCCAAAAGCGAAACCACATGTCAAAACAAACTACAACACTGCAGGTATCAGTTTGACTGTGTTTCGCTGTTACAGTACCATCTTTCCACTTTAAAATTCGAGAACCCCTTCACTCGCGAACCACTCGCCGAGGTAGAGATCAACCGTCTATTGGCTCAAAACAAACGCCTGGACGAGATCGTTGATGTGGTGTTCCACAAAAAGAAATGGCTAGAGCGAGACTCGCTCCGTAACCGCATGGAAGAACAGGAAAGTATAATCATATACATCAGAAACTTTATTATCGAAAAATGGTTAGAGTCGTGCGAGATCATCAAAGGTGCATGCGACTGGGATACGAGCGGAGCGTTTTCCCTCCTGCTTCTCAAAAACATGCACAGCGATCTTGTAGATCACGTGTCACATTTGTTGGAGGTCCTGGTCACACACTACCCCGATTGTTTGGTGCAATTTGTAAGCGACACAATCCGAGAGGGTCAGCTCAGAAACAACCCAGATTTTCTGAAAATATGGTTTCGTCTAATTTTCAGTGGGAACCCAAACTTTTTCGAGGTGCTTGAGGGCGAGAACCTGATCGGCTCCGCCATTTTCACCTAAGATGGAAGAAACGCTGTAGAATTCAGTGTACGAACTTTGCAGTGTAGGAACTTTGCAGTGTAGGAACTTTGCAGTGCACGAAATTCGCAGTGCACGATTAAAACTATTTGTAGTACACTATCGTCGGTGTGTTTCTCCACAAGCCAAGGACAAACATTGATGCGAAAAAGACGATCATCAGCAGAAGCAGAGTCAAAGGTAGCCATACCCCAACGAAGCTACCAGACCCACCCCCCTGACTCTTACCGCATTGGATACAGTCAGAGGAACAGGCATCGCAGGTGGAACCCGGTGGTGAGGGGACGACGTTCGGGTCTGGATTTGGAGTAGGTCCTGCACCACCACCGGGTTCCACCTGCGCGGTATCTGGTTCCCAAATGCTCACTCCGCCGAATTTTTGTCCTCCCGATAGAGCCAGCGGCGTATCAAAACCAGTGTCGAGATTGATCTTCATCTTCCCAAACTTGTCGTGCGTGTACTCTTTGCCAAAAGCCATCTTCCACGTCCCGTTGCCATTCCACTTGCCACCCCACGAGTTTCGGACAACCCAATATTCCACTTTTCCAAAATGCGGCACATTGTTGTCTACACCCCACCCCACGGTGGTAACGGCGTGCCCACCCACTACACAGTTGGCAGACGTCTTTGGAGGGTAAGGAAAATCCATACCCGCCATCGGTTGATTACATTTTGACGGGAGGGGGTACTGCGCGGCGGGGTAGATTGATTTGTCGGACGTGGCCTGCGCAAAGTTCATGAAGATCCCATTCGTCTCCTTCCACGGGGTAGGTAGAGAACCCCCCGTTACCATATCCGCTGTGACGAAATAGCCGTTCACCACAGGACCGTGGTTGTAGACATCGTGTTTTATGTTGCCCGCACCCTCCAGCGCTTTGGTTGTGCCAGCTTTGGCCTTGAACAAGGTAAGATCCGCTTTGTTTGTGGGACACTTGTCTTTGGGACACTGGGCAGGCTCTTGGCAGCCTGCTGTTCCGGCGCACCACGAATAATCCCAACATGGTTCGGTGCAGCAGCCTTGTCCCTCGAACAGACATCCGGCATCGGAAGGGTATCCCCCCTGACAACCCGAATCACCCCCACCCATTGATGCCCCGCAGTGCACGTTTCCAGTCTGACATACCATAACATAAGTGGCGCTCATATTGGGCATGTCCTTCTGCGAATAGATACGCCAGCGATCGCCAAACATTGACGCAGACGACACAGCCCAACAGGAACCACAGCTGCCTTGATCTGGGGCATCTTGGGCATACTTTGCGAGCAGACCGGTCGCATTGTTGTATCTTTTCTTCACGTCGGCCATGTTCATCCAAGAGAAAGATTCCGGAAGTGCAGCCACCGCAGCGGCGGCAAGGCTCGGGCGCAAGCTGGGTACGATCATCCGGATGTTCGCATTGAGCGGAGGGATCCAGTCGATACCTATCTGTCCGGGGCCTTCCGCCATTTTGGCTATTCTGGGGCGACCAAGGAATTCGTCAAAAACAATGGGAGATTGGTTGATATATGACATGACCTCTTTATTAACATAAACCAATAGATTATCGCTCTGTCAACTGTTTATTATTTTACACTGTTTTGCTTTAAGATCCCTGCTTGGTGGGTTTGATATTGATTGGACAGTCGAGCTTTTTCAGGTTGAGACTGGCTTGCGCGGATTGTCGCACTGGGCAGAAGCCCACCATCTGGCTGGTCCACTGGTTGGCACAATAGGCGTTTTGAGCGTTGAGTTGTCCCTGTTTACCAAGGGTGGTTATGTACGCCGATGCGTTTCTACTGTTAAACATGATAAGATTTAATTAGAAAAATATAAAATGCGTTGTCAGATAAGACTTCGAAAAGATGGGCTGTCGTGTGAATGACGCTATGGCACAACCAACAGGAATCGCCATTTCAATGCTTAAAACTTTTTTCTTGAAAATCATCACGCGTGCACGATCATCTTTTTGTTTCACACACAGCTGTGAACTCTTTACGACCATGAAACTCTTGACGACCATGAAACTCTTGATCAAATTTCCCACCTGACCCACTGGTCCAGTTGTTCACTCAACTCATTTTTACAACGCTGCGAGAGGCGCCGCCACTTTCTCCGAACCGGTGAGGCCATTTGATCTTCGTCGGTTATGGAGATGATCAGTTCGGTTCGTGCGGTACGCACAGCTGTGTGGGTTTTGTGAGCGTCCGGGATCGTCGTTGCCACGAAGAAAGCTCTCTCTGGGACTGTAGACACCACGATGGTGTTGGAGGTTACTGCCGGCCACTGAATCGCATAGTCGCGAAGCTTGTTCCTTTTGCGAAGGATCGACATCATCATCGTGGCAAGACGATCACAACGATCGTGGCATCCTTCCAACCATAAGTCCATCACCCATTCTCCGAAGGACTTACCCAAAATTTGCTCCGCGGCCAAGTAAACGAATATTCTTTTGTTCACCTTGATCGACCCGTCGAAATAATGAGGTGGCGCTACGTTGAGGTCGGATGCTTGTCGAATGGTGTAAGACATGCTTTCCTCACCAGGGTCAAGGCGACGGATCAGGACGTTCAACACCCAGGGTGTTCTGTCGCGGTCTCTGGTGCAGGACACGTTGATCCCATGTTCGTCGTAGGAGAGCATCCGCTGCCATTGGTGTCCACTCTGTTTCATTTTCGATCTTATGCTTTCCAACACAGCCTTCGGAAATCCTTTGACACCCTTTCTTATTCGGTTGACTCGCACTGGTGCCATTTCGGGGGCTGGTTTTAGAATGCTTGTCAGCTTGGAAGTGTTTCCCGTGTTTCGATGTTGCCAGCAGAGAGAGTCTGTACTGCGAACGAAACGCCGACATCGTTCGCCCACGGCCGTTTTGCGAGAACACAATTGAGAGGATCGACTCATCAAGCTTTGATCAATGGACAGAAATGTTTCATCCAGAACCAATAGTCGCTTACAGCATTAAAAAACATTGTAAAGTAACTTTATTGCTGGATGGGCTTACTAGGGCTGCTTACACTCCCTGTTGTCATCTGGAATGGTGCAGGCGTTCCACGGCACGTACATGTTTGGGACGCCCTCCTTCCCCATCTCCCCATAGTCGTGAATCATCTTCATCGTGCTTTTCTCCACGGCGCGAATCCTGGTTTGTGCGGGAAGGTAGAGACTTCCGTGTCCAAGATCCCATTGCTCACCAGCTCCGAGAGTCGTTAAGTTTTTCCACTTTGTCTGATCGACCCCTCTTGTTTGGATGACAACGTCACATGGGCTGAGGTTGCCGAACCACTCGAAATGACCACATTTGTCCAAACAGTTTTTGTTTCGGCAATGTACATCGTCTGGACATGTGTTGTCCGTGTAGTGAGGGGGTCTGCACAGCTTGCTCGCGTTAAAACTGTTCATGTGTTATGGTGTTTTTATTATTTGGTTCAAAAAAAAACACAATGATGGTCAGATTGGGAAAAAAGAAGCGGGCGATCGTGAGTGGCTCTGCGCAGGACCACCATTACCAACTCATGCACGCCCACCAAACACCGACACACGCAAGTATGAAGAAAATCGAATACGACCCAGCAGAAAATACTCACAGAACTATGTCTATCTGGGAGGCCCTGGCGATCTGCGAATCAATTTCCGATTCCTCCGATCCCGATTTCGAACTTGGAAACATGTACCACGGTTATCAAACTGCAGAGTCCCTTCGATCCTGTTACCCCGATCAGCCATGGCTCCCTTTGGTGGGTTTGATTCATGATGTGGGTAAGATCTTGCTTTCCTTTGGAGAACCAGAATGGGCGGTTTTTGGCGACACGCACGTTTTGGACCTGCCTTCGCCGGATTGTCTTTTGGGTGGAACGACCGGCTTCCCACCTCGTACGTTCAGGGTCTATGATGAGGGTTGTGGAGTGGACGAGCTGTTGCTTTCGTGGGGCCACGACGAGTATCTTTATCAAGTATTATTGGCAAACAAAACTCTGTTACCACCAATAGCTCTGCGGATTATTCGCTACCATTCCTTTTATCCGTGGCACTGCGACGGTGCATATGAACGGTTTGCGAACCAAGAAGATCGTCTCGAGTTGCTACCTTGGCTCAAGATCTTCAGCTCGCACGATCTATACAGCAAATCGGAAAAAGTACCCGATGTTCAGGCGCTTCGCCCTTACTACGAGAAACTCGCACAAATCTATCTTCCCGACTCCATGATCTGGTAGGTGATCTGGTAATCACCGTGTGGCACGGCAAAAAGATAACACACAACCTACAACCCGTACTCTTCTCGAAGAACGAAATCATTTTTATGCTAAATTATGTTTGAAAATTTTCTTTTGTTTATTGGCGCCAATGACATGCACGAGATCGGGCAGTACATTCACAAATATAAAAAGGGACTCTTCATCGAGGCTGATCCAGATACTTTCCAAAGGTTGGTCCAAAATCTCGATAGATGCAACGCCACACGCGGTACCGAGTTCCGCGCTCTGCGAGCTCTCATCACCAATCAGGAAAACACAGAATACGAGTTTCACATCTTCAACAACTCTGGTGCCAGCTCTTCAATATTTACATCAAATCCAGCTGTCTGGCCTTGGAAACACGTCAAAGAGGTGTCCAGCCGACCCCTCACCTCCACACGGATGGCCACAGTGCTCAAGGCTGAGGATTTACAAACGCAACTTTGGGACTGTGTCGTAGATGTCCAGGGGGCCGAAATGGAGGTGTTGCTCAGCTTCGACGATTACCTCCAAAACGTTGAAAATCTAAGAGTGGAAGTCAGCGCACGACCCTTTTACAAGGGTGGGGTTATGTTCGAAGAGCTGAATGATTTTCTCGTGGGCAAAGGATTCGTCTTGAAGCCGCAGTTTGAGGATCGCTTGCTCCTCATGCATCAGGACGTTGAGTACGTCAACTCGAATGTCCATCCCAAGAATATCTGATCACCTTTGAAGCGGTACAAACACATCAAGAAACCTCAGCAGACAAATAAAGTTCTTCATTAATCCCTAATAATATTATATCTTGTGATCGAAAATGAATGGTGCAAGTTCCGCTACTTTTCTTTCGAAGGCGTCATACGGGTATCCGTTCTTCAGCGATGCGTATGTGGCATGCGACATCCAAGACACCCGTTTCCCAGACAAACCTGTCGTGTGTCAGCTGATTGCTGGTAAGACTGTCCAAGAAGCGAAAGATAATTGCACAAAGCAGGGTGGTTCCATCGTCCCCGACTGCAGCATGGGTCCCAACCCACAGCCCCCAACCCCTCACCCGCCAGGTCCGCCACCACCAACTCCGCCAGGTCCGCCACC